GCAGAATAAAACTGCTCCCCTCGACCAGGGTGAGAGACTTACGTACAGATGCCAGGACATTGATAAGGTATCAACTGCCCAGGCGATTCAGAACCCTTCAAAGGTGCGGAATGGCGTGCAGTACGTCATAAAGCTCGAGGAGATTCTGAGGACTCGTGATGGTGATGGCAACATCTTATATGATGAGCCCATCGTCGCTTATCTTACTGTACGTCATCAGAAGACTGGTACAATTACAGATACTCATATCGAGACTGTGTTGTATCGGTTACTCGGAGCCTGTTTTGACAAAACAGCTAACGAGTGGCGTTTTGCCGATCTGATGAGAAGCGCGTTACAGCCCGTTGAGGATTAATCCTGAAAGGAGAACGTTATGAGTAGTAAGACTACTAGTGCCAAGGGCACGAACTCGATCGACTACAATGTAATCGACCGTGCTACAACTTCATATGCCGCGATCAGCCTTAAAGAGGCTGAGGAAATTGCATCAATTGATGCGCCTAAGGTATCCAGCAACCTTGTTGCTTATATCAAGAATAACTTAATGAGTTATTTCTTGATCATCAATCTCTGGATATTCCAGATTGATGAGGTAAGTCGCGTTGGACGTTTCGAGCTGATAGAAATGATGAAGGCTCGTGGGCTTTTAGCTGCTATTGCTCTTTGCAGCGAGGCCGCAGACATGTTCATTCAGACGAGATATTCGTTGGATGACACTGTCGCTAGAGTTGGAGGTAGCTATGCTATCCCGTTTGCTAGCCGAGTGATTGGTGAGGCCCCGGATGATCGTACAGCCTTGCAGCTGTTGCGATTTCCGAAGCGCTTTTCCCCGTTATCAGCCGACCTTATTTCTCAAGCATCTATCGATAACTTTGACAGGGTTAACGAGAAATGCAAGATTGGTAACCGCTCTGAGCGGTCTCAATTTTGGGTCGAAAGAATCCGTGCAAGGCTTAGCAGTATCCTTGCTGGGTTCTCTGTTGACTATGATCGCGGTTTCTTTTCTGCTGGTGTGGCGGCAGATGCCGACCGCCCCTTAGCCGATAAGCTTAGTGCCTACAGCTATTGGGAACCGTGTTTGTTTCATAGCCCTCTCCTTCCAATAGGTAATGATCGGACGAAGAGAAATCCTTCTGATTATTGCGCTATTGTGCAGTCAGTACCAAAGTCGTACAAAACTGCGCGTGTCATTGCGGAGGAACATGCCTATCGGCAATTCCATATGCAGGCGATACGCTTGGAGATTGAGCGGTGTATCGAGCGTAATGGCTATCAAGATCTATTAGATCTTCATGACCAAAGCCCTAATCAACGGTTGGCATGGGAAGGTTCATTTAACCCTACCTATGCTACCATTGACTTATCGGCCGCTTCTGATAGTCAGGAGCGAGCGTTTGTGTACTCCGTCCTACCGCTGCCAGTTGTCCGCGAGCTTGATCAGTACCTTCCGCAGTATTATTCTGCGATGGTTACGAACAAGAAGGGAACACATGTTCGTCATGTCACCCGCCGCATGGACATGTTTTGCACCTCTGGTTCAGCCGTTACTTTTCCAATCGAGTCGATTGTTTTTTTAGCAATATGTCTCGAAGTAACGGAAGTTTGCTCTCGCCTGACCGGTGAAAGCTACGTACAACCGCATGTATTCGGGGATGATCTCCTCGTCGATGTGGCTGTTTACGATACTGTGGTGCAAGTGCTTGAGCAGCTTCGATTTACGGTTAACGTAACCAAATCTTTTGGTTGGGAT